AGTCTTTAGTAAGAAGGATGATTCCTTTTGCTGATTTAATTCAGATGACCCATTTAAAGTTACAGCAAGTTATATCTAAGGTTGTTCCGGACGGTGTATTTATAGATGCGGATGGATTAAACGAGGTTGATTTAGGTACAGGTCAGGCTTACAACCCTGAGGATGCTTTGAGATTGTATTTCCAAACAGGTAGTGTAATTGGTAGAAGCTATACACAAGAGGGTGATTACAATCAAGGCAAGGTTCCTATTACACAGTTAACGTCAAGCTCAGGGGCTAGTAAGACTCAGATGCTTATCGGTAACTATAACCATTACTTAGGTATGATACGTGCTGTAACAGGCTTAAATGAAGCGAGAGACGGCTCTAGTCCTGACCCTAATTCTTTGGTTGGTGTACAAAAGTTAGCGGCACTTAACTCTAACACAGCTACAAGGCACATACTAGACGCTAGTTTATTTATATATAGAAGTTTAGCTGAGGCTTTAACGTACAGAATATCTGACGTTTTAGAGTACGCCGACTTTAAGGATGAGTTTGCTAATCAGATAGGTAAGTACAACGTATCTATATTACAGGATGTAAACGACTTGTACATATATGACTTCGGTATCTTTATCGAAGTGTCACCTGACGAAGAGGAGAAAGCACAGTTAGAACAGAACATTCAAATGGCTCTTTCTAAGGGTGATATAAACCTTGAGGATGCAATTGATATTAGAGAACTTAGAAATCTTAAGGTTGCTAATCAGTTACTTAAAGTTAAACGTGTTAAGAAGCAGGAGCGAGATGAGAAGATGGCTATGCAGAAGCAGGCTATCACAGCTCAGCAGCAGATTAAATCTCAACAACTTGCAGCTCAGACAGCTATGCAGAAGATACAGGCTGAGACTCAAGCCAAGATGCAGATTAAGCAAGCAGAGGTTGCGTTTGACATTGAGAAGATGAACAACGAGGCTCAGTTAAAGGCTGTGCTTATGGATAAGGAATTTGAATTTAATATGCGTCTTAGAGATATATCTGAGAATGCACTACAGGGTAGAGAGACTCAGCGTGAGGATGCTAAGAGTGCACGTATAAGTCAGCAGAACACAGAGCAGAGTAAGTTAATAACTCAGAGAAAAAATAACCTACCTCCTCAGACGTTTGAATCTAACGAGGATAGCTTAGATGGTTTTGATTTATCTGAATTTTCACCTAGATAGATATGGCAACAAAAGGAAGAACAAAAGGAAATAAGATATGCCCTGCAGGAATAGCTTGGGCTAAGCAATTTGTATCCAATACCAAGGAAGGTTACATCTAGGTATGCTTAAATCGTATTAATAAATTGTTTAACTTTGCATAAAATCAAATCAAATGGATATTAAAGTAAGAGCACTCGATGATGTAGAGGTAAAATCTACAGCACAAGTTGAAGAAGAGTTACTTCAAAAGCACGAAGAGCAATTCGAAGAAAAGGTTGTAGTCGAGCAACCACAAGAAGAGGTACAAGGTTTAACCGAAGACCAAGTTCTTTCACATATTAAAGAAAGATACAATAAGGAGTTTACATCAGTGGATGACATCTTTGCAGAGCGTGAGGCTCAAGAAGAATTACCTGAGGATGTTGCTGCTTATTTTAAGTATAAAAAAGAAACAGGTCGTGGAATTAATGATTACGTTAAATTACAACGTGATTTTGATGAAGCAAACCCTGATACTTTGCTACGAGATTACCTTAAGACTACGGAGACAGCTCTTGACGATGACGACATAGATTCGTTAATGGATGAGTACTCCTACGATGAGGACTTGGATGACGAGTCAGACATTAAGAAAATCAAAGTAGCAAAGAAAAAAGCTATTGCTAAAGCGAAGAACTATTTCGAAAAGGAAAAAGAGATGTACAAGCAACCCCTTGAGTCAAGGTCGGATGCTATCCCTGAAGCCGATAAGGAACAGTACGAAACATATAAGCAATATTTAAGTGAGGCTGCGACGCAGCAAGAGGAGACTAAACGAAAGTCTGAGTGGTTCACACAGAAGACTGACGAAGTTTTTAACAATGATTTCAAAGGTTTTGATTTCAATATTGGAGAAGACAAAGTTACGTATAGTCCCGGTAATGCAGAAGACACTAAGAAGGCACATCTATCACCTATGAACTTTGTTAACAAGTACTTAGATGATAAAGGTCTTATGAAGGACGCTGCGGGTTACCATAAAGCGTTAGCAGTTGCAATGAACCCTGAGAAGTTTGCTCAGTATTTTTATGAGCAGGGTAAGTCGAATGCAACAGAGGATGTTATGAGGAAGACTAAGAACATTAATATGACAACTCGTAACACACCTGAAGTATCGTCTAAATCAGGAACACAGTTTAAGTCTTTAGGAAACGACTCAGGTCGTGGTTTAAAGATTAGAAGTATTAAAAGAAAATAATCTTAAAAATTAGAAAAAATGGCAGGTTCAGTAAATGGAACTCCGGGATTTGACTTACAGCCAAGTTCGGAACAGGTTGCTTTAAGTAGCAATTATATTACAAATTTTGATTTCTTAAATCAGTATCTACCTGATACTTACGAGAAAGAATTTGAGCGTTATGGTAATCGTACCGTAGCATCTTTTTTACGTCTAGTTGGTGCAGAGATGCCTTCTAACTCTGACCTTATCAAATGGGCAGAACAAGGACGTTTACATTCTAAGTACACTAAATGTACCGTTAATGCAGCGGGTGTAGCAACTACAGAAACTTGGAATGTAGATTTAACTCAACCGGGTGAAATATCTTCTACAGTTGCAGTTCGTAAAGGACAAACTGTTATGTTGACTAAAAACAATGGTGGTGCAAACTTTAAAGCTTTAGTTACTAAAAGTGGTACGGCAGATGGTTTAACAGCATCACAAGTTGAGTTAGCGTATTATACGATTTTACCTGCAGGTGTTGTAGCTGATGAATACACTATGTTTGTGTACGGTTCAGAATTTAAGAAAGGAACTGCCGGAATGGAAGGTTCTTTAGAAGCTGATGACGTATTCTTTGAAAACAAACCAATTATCCTTAAAGACCGTTACGCAGTATCAGGTTCTGATATGGCTCAAATTGGATGGGTTGAAGTGACAACTGAGAATGGTGCAACAGGATACCTTTGGTACTTGAAATCAGAGCACGAGACTCGTTTACGTTTTGATGATTACCTAGAAACAGCTATGTTGGAAGCAGTTCCTGCAGCAGTATCTTCAGGTGCAGCAGCAGCATTAGGGAATGGCACGGCAGTAGCAAATACTCCAACAGGTGCAGGTTCAGAAGGTGTATTCTATGTTGTAAACAACAGAGGTAATGTATGGTCAGGTGGTAACCCGAATGTATTGGGTGACTTTGATTCAATCATTCAACGTCTTGATAAGCAAGGTTCTATTGAGGAAAACGTAATATTCGTTGACCGTCAGTTTGGATTTGATATAGATGATATGTTAGCAGCACAAAACTCTTACGGAGCAGGTGGTACTTCATACGGTCTATTTGATAATGACCAAGAGATGGCATTGAACTTAGGATTCACAGGATTCCGTAGAGGTTATGACTTCTACAAGTCTGATTGGAAGTACTTGAATGACCCAACTATGCGTGGTGGTTTACCAACAGGTGCAGGTTCAGGTAGAATCAATGGACTTTTAGTTCCTGCAGGTTCAACATCTGTATATGACCAAATCTTAGGTAAGAACGCTAAGCGTCCTTTCTTACACGTTCGTTACAGAGCTTCAGAAACTGAAGACAGACGTTACAAGACTTGGATTACAGGTTCAGCAGGTGGTGCACAGACTTCATCTTTAGATGCAATGGAGGTTAACTTCTTGTCTGAAAGAGCTGTATGTACATTAGGTGCAAATAACTTCTTCTTATTCCAAGAGTAGTATATTATTAAAAGGAGTTCGTTAAGTCGGACTCCTTTTATTTTTTTTAAATTCAAATTAAATTAAAATCAAATGAAAAACAAAGTAGAGTACGTAGATAAGCAGTACAAGTTATTAGGACAAGAAGCTCCTATATCTTTTATGCTTGCATCAAGAAATTCAAGAAGATTCCCATTACTATGGTTTGATGAGGAGAAGGGAGAACAACGAGCTCTTCGATACGCAAGAAACCAACAAAGTCCGTTTGAGGACGAGCAAGATGGAAACGCAATACTAGAACCAATCGTATTTGAGGATGGCTTCTTAATGGTTCCAAAAAACAATCAATCATTACAAAAATTTTTAGACTTACACCCTGCAAAGGATGTTAAGTATTCTGTTATAGATAAGGCTAAGGAAGCTAGTGAGATAGTTGAAGACCTTAATACTGAGGTTGACGCTTTAATAGCAGCACGTGAGCTTACAATAGACCAAGTTGAGGCTATTACTCGTGTAGCATTTGGTACAGACCCAAGCTCGGTAACTTCAACAGAGTTACGCAGAGACATTCTTTTATTTGCAAGAAGAGAGCCGCA